ACGGGTATGCTAATGGGAGGAGTGCACTTTCCGTGATAGATGAGAGATCCTTGAATGTCAGGATTGGCTTCCTCAGTTAGGGTGACGTAACCGGATTGAGCCTCGGCTTTGGTAATGGTCTTACCATGGACAACCTCCATTGCATTGATGGTATCCAGCAAAAACTTGCTGGTGACAATAAGACCAATAGATTCGTTGGAAGAATCACCACCGACATGAATGCCGAGAATGGTTCCGCCAGTGACTAGGTCGTCGTCAAGAATGATGGGTTGACCACAATCACCAGCGCGGCCATGCATTTGATATACGAAGGTTGAGTGTTGATGATAAGTCTTGCGTTCACCACGAGGGGAGAGATCATATTTGATGGAGAGATTGTCCTTAAGAATGGTAGAACAATGCGTCTCGATGGAGAGGTCAGGACAATGCTTGAGAGTGAAGCACGATCGATTTTGATAGCTAAGTTCTCCGTTGACAAAGTGATGGAGGAGGGATTTGCGAGCAGCTACATAGTCTGGAAACTTGTAGCACACAAGGTCTTTGTCACGAACGTCGAAGGATTTGGCAGAAATTCGTTCCAGGGAGAAGGGAATGGTCATTGGTTCAGCTACACTAAAGAAATAAACTTTCATGGGAGTGCCATCGGGAATGAAATCACGAGTGGCCTCATAGGATAGATCCAAGAAAAGATGGGCGTTGATCAGAACAATGTTGCCTTTAACGAAGAGAGCACTATTGCATCGACCGTCCGGGAGAACGATACGACACATGTTGTGTTTTATTAGGGTAGAGACATCAGTGGCGCGGCCCGCTTGGGACCGGATAGAACGCGGATGGTATTTAGAAGTGGAGCTTTCGCCAGATTGGGCTTCAGCAGTTGGAGTTTTTGGAAGTAGAAGCATTGAGCCAAAAGCCCATCCAGTGGCAACGGCGCAGCAGCACACGCTGATGGATTGGAGCATAGAGATGATGCTGTCGAGAAAGTTATAAACTTTTTGTGCTCGAAGGTCCTCAAAGAAAAAGCGAAGCTTGGGATGGAGCCACATGGTCATGCGGAGCAGCTTGGAGCCTGTTACGGGGATATTTGTTCGGAGACTCTGTAGGTAAGTGGTTAAGAGAGAAGAGCCAATACCTATCATTGTTTTGTGAGTGGTGAAATAGTCAATGAATGCTTCACCAACTTGAGGTTCAACCTCACGAATGAGGAAACGGGAAGGGGAGTCCGTTGTGGAATGGGCATATCCAGCTAAAATGGTGTCCATACCATCGCCGTCCTTAACCATGAAGGAATCGATGGAATCGATGATGGAATCGTTGGTCTGCGCATATTGGAGGAAAGCATTCCAAACTGTCTTTTGAATAACAGGAATGGTCATAAATTGGCCGTTAGGCGTTGGTGAAATATTGGCCACATTGGATGCTATCAGGGTGATGGTGGCATGAGAGAAGTCTCTCTTCATGACTCGCTTTGCAGTTGAGTTGAAGTTGACAGAAGTCCAATCCATACGGAAATGGAGACTATATCGACGATTAATCGCTTCGTTGGAATGGAGCGTGATGGCGTCGACGTCTTGCGTGTTGGACAGAAGAATGATGAGTTTTGGGGTTGCTTGAACTCCTTTGCCAGCGCCAGCGTTGTTGGAATCGAGGGAGGCGAAAGGAGGAAGATATTGAGCCTTTGACACGAGTTGAATGATTTCCAAGAGATCAGTTTCTTCACGGGATTGATTGAAGTCATCGTAAAGAATTATTTCATGGACACTAGGGAGGTATCCATCCCAATAATCGCTACCTGGGTTTCGAGAATACACTTTTGCAAGTATTTGGGCACTCGAAAGACCCGGATAGAGAGATGAGATGAAAGCAGGCCAAATGGTCGACTTGCCTAATCCAGATGCGCCAGAGATTTTGATGACGAATGGTTCGCGATCGCGGGAGCGGGCTGCTGCGGGGGCGCATGCAACCTCGCGAACCAGTTTGAGATATCGTAAGATGACGTCGTCAACAACAATGCTATGGGAGCTAAGATAATTTTGACAAACTATTAATTGGGCCTTGAAGGCGTCTACTAGAGGTTCATGATCAAGCTGACCAAGAGAGCCGGCTGCGTTGGCAGCGATGGCTAGGTCAGATAACTTTCGAAACTCAGTGTCAGGCTTGGCGAGTTGGGCGGCAAGCCATGCACGCGGATTGGATGATTGAAGAAGGTTGATGATGCAGGCGGGGAGAAAGCGGGAAAAGAACGTGATGATGCTGTTCATGTTTCGCCCAGAGGTGAAGATGGTGTTAAAATCCTTTAGATGGCTCATCATGGGGATGGCGAAGCAGGCGAAGACGCCTTTGTTTTTAAGGAAGACACGCGAAACCCACTTCAAAATGCTAAAGAAAGTGTCGGCAGATGTACGGCCAACGTTCTTAGCATAGTCATAAAGAAAAGCGAAAGAGCCGCTTTGGGCATGGATGGTTGATGTTGAGGTTGTGGTAAAGAAACCTAACAATTTGTCCCAATAGAATTTAGAGGTTGTAGAGATTGAAGGTCCACTAATAACTTGATCAGCATCAGATAATGCTGGAGCCGATTGATTGTTTGTTCCCGACTCGGGGATGGTCATAGTTAATAGAAATAGTGTACCTAAGCTGACGGTATAATCCATTGGGGTTTCAGCCTTGAATAAAGCATAAACGGCAGCGGCCATTGATGCCATTCGCATGGGATCCCTAAGACTGAGAAGGATCGCATTGATTTTTGAAATGATGTATGCCAAAAACTCGCGAATGGTATTGTAAGTTGAGGCAATGCCAGCGATAGTGATGAAAGTATCGCAAAAAGTGTGCATAGAATCATAGATGGTCTTAAACATGTTTACAAAACCTGTGCAGACTTTTGCACAAATGGAGACCAGGGACTCAGCAGTCGATCGTGCGGCCGACACTACACCTCCTTGTGACTCAACCGTGCGTTCCTCGAGAGGAGTTGGGACGGGAGTGGAAGGCGGAGTGGGACAGCGACGAAAAGAATGGGGAGTACCTAGTGAAACTAATTCGTTGAAAAATGGAGCAGAGACCGTTTCAAAGGTTGGAACACGCGTGATGGAGGAGCGTGGACGTTTCCAAACATTGAAAGCAGGTTGGGGTTTTGGGGCAATGTAACCATGAGGTTTGTAAACTACGTTTTTCTTGAGAAAGTCTAGGTGGAGTTTCTGTTCAAGAGTGAAGGCGGAATCAAGATGATGGCATAGACAACGAGGGGCGGTTTTGGTGTAGAAAGATCCGAAAGGATCATAGTAGTGAACGGTGTAGTTCTCCACATGGCAGAAGACGCAGACAGTTGTGGTGCATTTACAATTGGAATAAACACGGGGGCAATTGCTAGCAAGCGTATAGGAAAAATTGTGAAGAGAATGATGATTGCAGTTGATGCAATATCCAATTACGTCATCTTCAAGGTCTTGAAAAGCATGATTGCATGAAACAGTATAGTAATGGGGGACATATAGTTTCATTTCCGGTGTAGAATCGAAGGAAAGAGTATTAACGACTTCGATTTCGTTATTATTTCGACCATGACCACATTTGTGATGTTTGTTGTAAGCGGTAAGGCGTTGATCAACATCAATATAATCATGATTCGATGCATTAAGAATCCAGGAGGTGCCAATTGGGACCTTTGGGTGTCGTTGACGATATTCAGTACGGGCCAGAGCCAGTCGTTCTCGGCGTTGGACAACCTCAGGGGCGTAGCGTTTTTCAGCATCGCCGAATTGGGTTCGAACGGTGGATTTCTTGTATGTTGAGATTCGGGCATCCTTCTGTTGTTGGGCAGACGGATCAACAGCAGCTTCAGCTTTTGATTGAGCAAAGAGAAGGGCTGTGGTGTCCTTAGAAGAAAGTGAGATTTTTGGGCATGGAGTTACGGCATTAAGAGAAGAGTTTATATTTTGTGTATTCATTTGAAGGAACATGTTACTATGAGTCCATGATGATGGTTCATTAGTACGTGTGTCTGTAAAGAATCTAGCAATAAAGTCAGTTGAGAATGGGCGTTTTCGAGAGACGGGCGGGTTAGACGATGCATTTTGGGTATTATTGTTCATTTGAGGCGACTGAAATAATCTAGTACAAGGAATTTGAATAGAATAATCAGGGTCTGTACGTGGAATAATAATTGAAGGTTTAGGCCATAAATTAGTAAGGAATGTGGGGAGACAATGAGACGGAGCGGATGAATCGAGATGCAGGTGACTGGGTTTATTTTTAATGGAAGTTTCCGGTGACTTCTGTGGTTTAAAGTATTGAAGAGATGGACGCATACTAGACGAAGTAGTTGCAATTCCCTT